AGTGCCTTTTTTCTTTCTTCGACACTCATCGTCGGAGGCGATTTGCCTTTTTTTCTTTTAGCCAAAAAGCGGCCTCCTTTCTGTTAGCGTATTTTAGGTGCCCTGATTTGGAAGGCACCTATTTTACTCTCTGGCTTTTTGCGCTGGCGAACTGCTTTTGCTCTGCGAAGCTCATAAAGTCTGTGTGACAGGAGCAAGCAGGTGTAGAAGCGGTCATCCAATTTGTTACATTTTATTGTTTGTATTCCCATCGATATCCATGGGATGTTGTTCTATGTGTTTTGGCAGAGTTTATAATTGAAGATACTAAAGACGATCTTCCGGTTAGCGCACGAGACGCTCCTGCAATTGAACCGAAAGTTTTAATGTAATTACCATCTAAGTCCAGCATGTTGATTGGAACACAGGCAGAAGATGGTTTAGGAGCAGGATGTAAGATATTCTTATAATAATCATTAATATCCTCTTCCTTATATGCCCATAAATATCCTTTATGTTTACGTGCCTTCACACAACGATTGCATAGATTTTTAATAATCGCATAGTTATATCTGTCCGCAATGATCTCATTGGGAGCAAGCCATTCTTTTACCAATGATCCATCGGCTGCATATTGACAAATAATTCGATCATACTTTATGTTCAAGGCATCTCCCATGTCAATGCACGGTACGTTTTTTAAATATTTTTCCCAAGAAAACTCATCGGACATATATTCATTTTTGTAAATCCAGTAAGAATCTTTATATGGCGTCATTTCCCCATTCAGAGTATGTCTGCATCTCAACAATATAGAAGCAGAGGTATATCCTAATGTTTTGTGTATATGAGATGCTCCTCCGAGCCACTCATTTAATAGATTAAAACTGAGATCAAACTGTAAGATCACAGCCGGAGATTGAATACGCCGCATCTTATCTATTTCATCCTGCGTGTGTCTATAACCACGTATTCCTTGCCCACCATGGTCGAGATTATAACCATTGTCATATGAATTGTAAAATTGAATCCAAAACGTTTCTCGTTCATCCAGCAATGAAAGGTCGCATTCTTCAATAACTTCGAAGATAAATGCATTCTTACCGTATTTATTCCATGCACTTTGCAAATGGATA